CCTTTAGAAGATAGAATAAATGATATTAAATATGCTAAATTGTTTATTGGTGTTGGTAGTGGACTAAGTTGGTTATCTTGGGCTATGAATACTCCAACTATTATGATATCTGGGTTTAGTTATCCTTATACTGAATTTCAAGATTGTGAAAGAATATTTAATGATGATTCTAATATTTGTGGAGGATGTTTTAACAGACATTGGTTAAACCCAGGTGATTGGGAATGGTGTCCTGATCATCAAAACACTCCAAGACATTTTGAATGTACTAAAACAATTCCACCATCACAAGTTATTAACTCTATAAATAAATTACTATGTCTATAAAATTAACACAAGAAGAATTAAATAAACTTTCTGAGTTTAAAAAAATTAATGATGATCTAATATGGTTATTAGGCCAAACAGAATCAGATATTTTATTATTAGAATCAAAAAAGAATAAAATTAAAGAAAAAGTTTTATTATCAGTTATTGATCAAAATAAATTTGCTGATGAATTAAATAAAAAATATGGTGTAGGTCGCATCAATGTAGAGACCGGAGAGTTTATTTCTCAATAATACATTTTACAATTTTTCCGCCATATTTATCATTAGACTCAATCTAGATAAAAAATGGCAACAGAAACATTAATTTCCCCAGGTGTATTAACAACTGAGAATGACCAGTCCTTTGTAACAGCTGGTCCATTAGCAGTAGGTTTAGCCTTAGTAGGTCCAACAGTAAAAGGACCTGTTAATATTCCTACTGTAGTTACTTCATATTCAGACTTTACAAATAAGTTTGGAGGTGCTTTTGTAAGTGGAGGCGCTTCATATGAATATTTGACATCAATAGCTGCTTACAAATATTTCCAACAAGGTGGTGATTCTATCTTAGTACATAGAGTATCCTCAGGATCATATACAACAGCAACTGCGGCTGTAGGTGTGACTGGATCTAACACTTTAGCTTTAGCTCAAGCTTCATCAAGCTTTACTTTAAAAACTATTGCTAATGGTATTATAGCTAGCAACAGTGGTTCTATGATAGCCGGTGGTTATTTAGATTCAGGATCTAATGAAAATGTTAGATGGGAAATTCAAAATGTTAATATGAGTAACGGTACATTTACTTTATTAGTTAGACAAGGTAGTGACAATACAAATGTACCAAATGTACTTGAAACTTTTGCTAATGTTTCTTTAGATCCATTATCACCAAATTATATTGAAGCTGTAGTAGGTAACCAATATAAAACAGTTGAATATGATTCATCAGTAGGTGGTTTTTATATTAAAATAAATGGTGATTATGTAAACCAAAGTAGATATGTTTATGTTTCAAGTGTTAATAAACCAACACCAAATTATTTCTTAAATAATGGAACAGCTAATCCAACTTATACTTCATCAGCTGTAGCTACAGCTTATTTACCAGGTAATGGTTCTGGTTCAATAGGTGGAGCATTTAGTGGTTCTGAAGGTAATGATTGGGCTTCAGTAACTAATATGTTTACTAATATTGGGTCTACAACTCAAGGTTTAGTAGCTGCTAACTATACTACAGCTAGTTCAATATTAAGTAACACAGATGAATATAAATTTAATTTAATCACAACTCCAGGTCTTATTAGTGATGATAATACTGCTGCTTCTGATTTTATAACATTAGCTGAAGAAAGAGGTGATTGTTTTTATATTGTTGATTTAACATCATATACTGATACTATTGGTACAGCTACCGCTGAAGCTCAAAGTTTAGACTCATCTTATGCTGGAGCTTATTATCCATGGGTTCAAGTAGTATCTCAAGAAACTGGTAAATTAGTTTTTGTACCACCTTCAACAGTAATGGCTGGTGTGTATGCATTTAATGATAAAGTAGCAGCTGAATGGTTTGCTCCCGCTGGTTTAAACAGAGGTGGTTTAGGTGGTGTTATACAAGCTGCTAGAAAATTATCTCCAACAGACCGTGATACATTATATGCTTCTAAAGTTAACCCAATTGCAACATTCCCAGGAGTGGGAGTTGTAGCTTATGGTCAGAAAACATTACAACAAAAAGCTTCAGCTCTTGATCGTATTAATGTTCGTAGATTATTAATTAACTTGAAAAATTATGTTGGAGCAGTTGGTCAAACATTAGTATTTGAACAAAATACAGCTACAACAAGAAACAATTTCTTAGCTCAAGTTAATCCATACTTAGAATCAGTACAACAAAAACAAGGTTTATATGCCTTTAAAGTAGTAATGGATGATTCTAATAATACTCCTGATGTAATTGACAGAAACCAATTGATAGGTCAAATTTATATCCAACCAACAAAAACAGTTGAATTTGTATTATTGAGCTTCAATATTACTCCAACTGGTGCAAGCTTCTCTTAATGTCTAATATTTATAACAAATAAATAACCATGCCAGTATTAAACGCAAACGAAATCATGTTTACTGCTTTTGAACCAAAAGTTCAAAACAGATTTATTATGTATATTGCAGGTGTTCCTGCCTATTTAATTAAAAAAGTAACAGCTCCTAATTTTGAAGCTGGTGAAGTAATATTAGACCATATTAATGTTTACCGTAAAGTTAAGGGTAAAGTTAGATGGGGTGATATGCAGATTGAATTATATGATCCTGTAACACCATCTGGTGCTCAAGCTGTAATGGAATGGGCTCGTTTAGCCCATGAATCAGTAACAGGACGTGATGGTTATTCTGATTTCTACAAAAAAGACTTACGTTTTGATATCCTAGGTCCAGTTGGTGATGTAGTAGGTGAATGGATTATCAAAGGTGCTTATGTTAAAACAGCTGCTTTTGGTGATTATGATTGGTCTCAAGACTCATACATTAGCCTTTCAGCTACAATAGCTATGGATTATTGCATATTGAACTACTAATAAAAAGTTTAATATTTTTAAGAAGGCTCGGGAAACCGAGCCTTTTTTATTCATATTTATAACCATGCCAACAATAGTATCTGAAAGTATACAAATTGATTCTACTATTTATAATGAATATAAAGAACAATTTGCCATTCCTTATTTCTCAGGAAGTGAATTAGCGTATTTACAAACATATTACAGTATTCCTTTTGATGAAAGACATAGATCTAATACTGTAGAATTATATCCTAGTATTAGAACACAATTTGGAGTTGGGAGATATTGGGAAATTTCAAATGAATTTGCTCAAAATGTAATATCATCTAGTTATGGTGTTGAAGTTTTTAATGCTTTTAACATACAATAAATAATAGGTTAAAATATAATTACATAAAGAAAGAATAAAATGACTCAAAAAACAAAACAGCAAATACAATCAGAAGCTTCAACTTTTATTGAAAACAATATAAATAGAGCTATTACAGCTGCTGATGTTAGGCAACGTGTAATAGATTTAGCTGATAGTACAGTATTTACAACAGGCTCATCATCTGTTACAGGATCCATTATAGTATCTGGATCTGTTATAATATCTGGATCTTTAATTATAACAGGATCAAATACATTAATAGCCTCAACTCCTGCCGAATTTTCAAGTATTATTAGACAGGGTGTTGATATAGGTGTATCAGGAAGCCCAGCATATAATGTTACTGCTTCTGGTTTAGTTTCATTTGCTAGAGGTTTATATTCTACTGCTTCAGGTGATTATTCTTTTGCTAATGGTGATAGTGTTTTAGCTAGTGGATCTTTCTCAATAGCTGAAGGATTAAAAACTACAGCTAGAGGTCCTTATTCTCATACTGAAGGATCAGGATCAATAATATTACCTAATTCTATAGGTTCCCATGCTGAAGGATTTAGAAATACAATATCAGCTAGTTATGCTCATGCTGAAGGTTATATTAATACAGCTTATGGTGATTGGTCTCATGCTGAAGGTTTAGTAAATGTAACTTGGGGAAGATATTGCCATGTTGAAGGTGATGATAATGAGGCTGGTGACTCAAGTACACCTCTTATTAATAATGCTAAATTTGGAAGTCACGCTCATGCTGAAGGTTGTTATAATTTTATAGAAGGTTATGGTTCACATGGTGAAGGTAATAATAATTATATAGTAAATACTTTAAGTGGAGCAAATTATTATGATGAAGGAGGTTGGTCTCACGTTGAAGGATTTAATAATCGGTTAAAGGGAGTTTGGTCTCATGCTGAAGGATCAAATAATGAAATAACAGATTACACTAAATATTCTCATGTTGAAGGAGTATCAAATACAATAGTTTATAGTAATTATGCCCACATTGAAGGAGGTTATAATTCTGTATATAATTCTTATGGAGCTCATATTGAAGGATATAAAAATTCAATAAGTTATGGTTTTCAAGTTAGTGGTTTAACTTTATCTTATAACCATAGTGAAGGTGCTTATAATACTATACATTATAGTGCTTTTTCCCATATTGAAGGAGGTAGCAATTCAATATTAAACTCAATATATAGTCATGCTGAAGGAGCAGGTAATACTATTGGTGGAACATTTGTTTATACAACTGGTAGTCATGTTGAAGGGTTTAAAAACACAGTATTAGGTAATTATGCTCATGCTGAAGGTTCTAGTTCTGTAGCTAGAGGTAATTTTTCACATGCTGCTGGTATAGGTACTATAGCTAGTGGAAGTGGACAAAATGTTGTTGGTGCTTATAATACTATTTACACTTCATCAGATGACTTATTTATAATAGGTAATGGTTCTTCTCCTGGTAGTAGAGATACTTTAGCTAGATTTAATAAAACATTTACTGTATTATCACAAAGTGTTTACATGCCTAATTTATCATCATCAGTACAAAATTATGTTATTGGATGGGATATTAATGATGGAGGTAAATTATATGTTCAACCAGTTGGAGCAGCTACAGGTTCTGTAAGTGTATTTCAAACAAACTCTATTGTAAACTTAACCACAACTAAATTTAATTTTACTGGTTCAGGTGTTACTGTTACATTAAGTGGTAGTGATGGAGTATTAATAAATATTCCAGGTGGTGGAGGTGGATCTGGTACAGCTGGTACATCTGGTACAAGTGGCTTGTCTGGTACATCTGGAACTTCTGGAGCAACAGGTACATCAGGTGTATCAGGTACATCAGGTATAAATGGATCTTCAGGAACTTCAGGTGCAAATGGTTCTAATGGTACATCAGGAGCTAATGGTAATGATGGAACTTCAGGTACATCAGGTCAAAATGGTACATCAGGAATATCTGGTACTAATGGTACATCAGGTACATCATTTAGTAGTGTTTATGATGAAGGCACATTAGTAGGTGGATATACTGGAGTTAATAAAATGAATTTTGTTGGTAATGCTGTAGTTGTTACTGATAGTGGTTCAAATGCTGTTTTAGTTACAATTAACACAGGATCATTTGTACCAACTGATGATTGGCAAGATGTAACATCAAGAGATAACCATACATCATGTAGTTTAGATGTTAGTTTACCTTCATTACAAGGTAATGCTAGAAATATAACAGGCTCATTTAGTAATGGTCCAACATTTACTCATGGTAGAGCCTTAACAGCATCAGCTATATTTTCTAATGTTCAAGGTTATAATAACTTAGTTGGATCATCATCTCCATTTTTTGGAAATTATGCTCATGCTGAAGGTTATAATAATACAACTTATGGATTGTATTCACATGTTGAAGGTGAAAAAAATACAATATCATTTACAGCTGATCTTATTCCAGATACAGCTTCTCACGCTGAAGGTTATAATAACATTATAATAGGTGGTAAATATAACCATATTGAAGGTGAAGAAAACACTATAATAGGTAGAGCTTCTCACGCTGAAGGTTATTCAAATATAGTTAGTGGAAGTTGGTCACATGCTGAAGGTAATAACAATGAAATTCGTAGACTTATTCCAGGTGCTGGATATGCTGCTGTTGATTATGCTCATGCTGAAGGTTCAGATAATATAGTTTCTGCTAATTATGCTCATGCTGAGGGAGCAAGTAATACAGCTTCAGGTTCTTTTTCACATGTTGAAGGCAGAAATAATATAACTTATGGTTTATATTCTCATGCTGAAGGTAAATTTAATACAACTTATGGTTTAGATTCACATGCTGAAGGTGATCAAAATACAACTTATGGTGAACATTCTCATGCTGAAGGTTGTTTTAATATTACAAATGCTTATGCTTCACATGTTGAAGGTAATGGATCAACAACATTAACTCATGCTAGTTGGTCACATGCTGAAGGTTATTACACAACAACCCAAGGTCGTTGGTCTCATACTGAAGGTGGTAGTACTTTAGCTATAGGGGAAATATCACATGCTGAAGGTATAGGATCTACATCTATAGGCTCAGGTTCTCATACTGAAGGAAGTGGTAATATAACATTTGGAGATTTCTCACATGCTGAAGGATTTTCCAATGTATCAACTGGATCTTATTCTCATACTGAAGGTTATTTTACAACCACTATTAGTATTAATTCACATGCTGAAGGACGTGAAACAATTGCTTTTGGTGAAGGTTCTCATACTGAAGGATATAGAACAACAGCTAGTGGAAGTTATTCTCACACTGAAGGTAATTGGACTGTAGCTAAAGGTGATTATCAAACTATAGTAGGTAAATTTAATGCTACTAGTTCATTACTAAATAATGCTCAATTCATTGTTGGTAATGGTACAGCTGATAATGCTAGATCTAATTCATTTGTAGTATCTGGAAGTCAAGTTGGTATTAATACAACTCCAAGTTCTTCAATAGCATTGCATATTGATTCAACAACAAAAGGATTTAGAATGCCTGTGATGACATATGCCCAAAAAATAGCTATAAATCCAAAATACCCAGGATTAGAAGTTTACCAAACAGGAAGTGTGACACAAACATCTTTTATAACAAGAAAACTAGGAGGATTAATAATAACTGTTCCTATAACAACAACAATCCCAGAAGGACCTTATATGGTTCAACCATCAGGAAGTGCTGGTTTAGTATGGGTAGCTAAATAATTATAATAAAACAAAAATATGCCAGAAGAAAATGAAATATTAGCCGGTTCATCATTTGATGTTGAAACAGGTGTTCAAACAGTTTATGGTAGTGTATTCTCATATGGAGATTTAGCTACATCAGGATCAGTAGTTATAACTCCTACAGGATCATTACCTTCCCCAGGTGATTCTTTAAACGGTCAAGTTATTAATCTACAATTATCTACAACAGGATCATTATATTTCTTTAATGGAATAACCTGGAAACAAGTAATGCTAGCCCCTTAATATTATGAAAACAAAAATTAGTTATATAACAGAATTACCAGTTACAGTTGGAGGACCTTTAATTTATTTCTTCCCAGAATCTAAGGAAGAATTAACTCAAACTTACACAGTATCATTTTATGATAATGAAAAATTAATTAGTAAAACAGAAATTTTACCTGATAAACCTTTAACAGGAAATAGACAATGGTTTACTAAATGGAAAATAATTATAAATGATCAAAACGGAAATATAATTGATTATAGTGAATTTAACGCTAAAGATAAGGTTGTATTTATAAAGTGTGATTCTTGGGGAATAGGTGATACATTAGCTTGGATACCATATTTTGAAGAATTTAGAAAAAAACATGAATGTAAGTTAATAGTTTCTACTTTTTATAATGAACTATTTATTAATGCTTATCAAGAAATAATGTTTGTAAAACCAAATATTAAAATTTGGAATGTTTACTCTCAATATTATGTTGGTACTCAATCTGATATTAATACAATATATGCTCCTTCAAATCATTTAAATAAACCATTACAAAAAGTAGCTACTGATATTTTAGGCTTAGAATATAAAGTAATTAGACCTAATATTGGTATGCCTGATTCTCCAAAACAAAAGAAAATTACATTAAGTGAATTTACTTCAGGTAAAGATAAAGATTGGGGTACAACAGAAGAATGGCAACAAATTGTGGATTTATTTGTTGAAAAAGGATATGAAGTAGTTGTTATATCAAAGGAACCAACTCAATTAAAAAATATAACAGATAAAACAGGTGATATATCTTTAGATCAAAGAGCCATAGAAATAGCCACTTCAGAATATCATATTGGCTCTTCAACAGGATTATCATGGTTAGCATGGGCTTGTAACACAGAAGTATTTTTAATTTCTGACTTTACACCACCTTATCATGAATTTCCATGTTATAGAATATTTAACATAGAAAATCCAGCTGAACAAGTTTTAAGTTCTAAATCAGAACATCCAACTTCTATAAATCATGTTATAGAAGAGATTAAAAAAGTGTTAAAATAATTATTCTTTTATATATTTATATACAAATACATTTGTTATGTCAGAAAATAAATTTAAGTTTCCAACAGAAGTTGTAGAACTCCCATCAAAAGGTTTACCTTACCCAGAATCATCCCCATTATCAAGTGGTAAAATTGAAATGAAGTATATGTCTGCTCGTGAAGAAGACATTTTAACTAACATGAATTTTATCAGACAAGGAGTTGTAATTGATAAATTATTACAATCTATGATTGTATCTGAAATTGATTACAGTGAATTATTAATTGGTGATAAAAATGCTTTATTAGTAGCTTCACGTATTTTAGGTTATGGTAAAGATTATGAATTTGAAATTACTGATGATTTTGGTCAAAAAATTAAAACAACAGTTGATTTGACTGATTTTAATCCAAAACCAATTGATGAATCTATATTTTCAAAAGGTAAAAATGAGTTTGTACTAACATTACCTATTTCTAAAGTAACTATTACTTTTAAGTTATTAACTCATGCGGATGAGAAAAAAATTGATCAAGAAATTAAAGGTTTAACTAAAGTTAATCCTAATGGCTCATATGATATAACAACACGTTTAAAACACACTATAACATCCGTTAATGGTAGTAAAGAACAAGATGACATTAGGACGTTTGTTGATAACATGATGGTTAAAGACGCGCGTTTCTTGCGTGAGTATATAGTTAAAATCACTCCTGACTTAGATTTAAATATGAGTTATATTGATTCAAGAGGTGGTGTTGTGGAGGGCATCACATTACCTATGGGTACTAGCTTTTTTTGGCCTGACTCCGGAGTATAAAGCAATATATATGACTGAAATTCATGATCTAGTTTATCATGGTGGAGGTGGTTTTTTATGGAGTGAAGTATATGATATGCCTATCACAACTAGAAGATTTCATATAAGAAAGATAAATGAATTTCATGAGAAACAAAAAGAAGAATGGGATAAAGCAAATAGTAATAAACAAACATTAGAACCAAATTCTAGAAATCAATTATTAAAACCAGATATAACAACAAAGGCGTCTAAAAAATAGGCGCCTTTAATATTTATATATAAATGACCAACCCACAAAATCCAAATATTGATCCAAATTTAGTTAATGCTGCTAACCAAGCATTTTCTACACAACAGACTATATTAAGAGATATTTTTGATAAA